TTTGGATGAAAATAACAGGTAAGAATAAACCAATCGCATCAGAATCATCACCGGGAAATTAATTATAAAGGAGCTCTTATATGAGTGGTGGACATTTTAACTATAAACAATATGAATTGAATTATATCGTAGATGAAATTGAAGAAGTAATAAGAAATAATGAAGATGTTAAAATTGAAAATAATTATAAATATAAAACAGAAACAATATTAATGATGAAAACTGCTATTGACTTATTAAAAAAAGCTTCAATATATACTCAAAGAATAGATTATCTTTTGAGTGATGATGATAGTGAAGAAACTTTTATGAAAAGATTAAAAGAAGATTTGAAAAATGGAGAATAAAATAATGAATGATAGTGATTTATGTAGTAATATTATACATACTCACTTTAATTGTCCTGTGTGTGATGATGGAAGAGCTTCTACTGATTATTATATGAAAAAATTTCAATATATACAATATCGAAATCTTTAATAAAAGAACATGAATATATAATTTTGGGTTCTATTATATAGATTGATAAGTTGTATAAGGAAAGGAATGATTAAATGAAAAAAGTTCAATGTCCTTGTTGTCATGGTGAAGGTTCTTGGAAAGAGTGTGCAATTACAGATGATGGAAGAGGTCCATTAACTTATTGTGGATTTTGTAATAGTACAGGTGAAGTATTAAAAGATTCAAATTATTTTAGCTATCTTTCATATTTAAGACATGAGAAAAGGAAATAAAATGATAAAGGAATTTAAATATAAAATAATAACTTTAATTGGTAGTAGCAAGTTTAAAGATGATTTTGATAGAGTGAATGAAGAATTAACTTTAAAAGGAAATATAGTATTTTCATTGGGAATGTTTTCAAAATCAAATGATATTATTGTGGATGAAGAAACTGAAAATTTATTAATAGATATCCATCATGAAAAAATTAAAATGTCTGATGTTGTTTATGTTATTAATAAAGATAAGTATATTGGTGAGCATACTGAAAATGAAATAAATTTTGCATTTTATGAATGTATTGACACCCAGTTTATGGAAGAAGATGATCATTATTCATTGATGCTTGCAAGATTAAAAAATAGTATTGAAGGTGAAGAATTTAGAAAAGAATATCGTTTAAAACATAAATATTGCCCAAACTGTGGCAACGATAGTTTCATATCCACATATGAGGGAACTATATTAGATATGAGTAAAAAAGAAGAATATAAAGAAACAAATACAAATGTTTGTAATTTCTGTGGATGGAAAGGGGAAAAACATGATAGAATAAGTGAACGTTTAAATAAATGGAACAACTTTCCAGATCAAATCCCATATAGAGATCAAGGTGCATACCAAACAAAAGTTAATTGTTTGGTTTACCATGATAACAGAAGTAGAACTTTTTTATTAGATTTTGATAAAATGGAATGGCAAGATCCTGAAACTGAAAATAAAATTTGTTCCTATGATGAAGTGAAATTTTGGAGAGCTTTACCATTAAGGCCGGGCAAAGATCCAGCTTCAATTTTATGGTGAGGTGATTATGATTAAAGAATTGGGAGAATTTGTTGTCATCAGTATTAATTTAGAAAACCCCCCGAGTGATTGTTTAAATTTTAGATTTTGGAAAACGAAATATATGTCAATGGTTCATAAAAAAATAAAAAATATTTTTTCAGTTTCATATAGAATTAAAATTATGTATAATCAAGATTATCAAAAAATTAATTTCATGATTCCTTATGAAGAAAAAGATGAAATAGAAACATTAAAAAATTTGATAGCATTAGAAAAAATAATGGAGCAGTGTAATGATTAACATTATTGATGATGCGCATATAAACGGATTAAAATTATCTTTAGAAGAAATATCATTAGATCATAAAATCAAAACAAGTTTAAAATATAGAAACAGATTTAAGCATAATATCAAACTTGATAGTTTTGAATAAAATATTATAATGATAAGGGAGAATATATAAATGAGTGAAAGAATTTCTAAAATAGAATATTATATGTCATTTGCCCAAGCAGCATCTCAGAGATCTACTTGTTTAAGAAGATGTTATGGTTGTGTTGTAGTTAGAAATGATAGTATAGTTTCAACTGGTTATAATGGTTCTCCTCGCGGAATGCAGAATTGTAGCGATTTAAATAGATGCTATAGAAAAGAAAATAATACTCCTAGTGGGAAGAATTATGAGCTTTGCGTTTCAACCCATTCAGAACAAAATTGTATTGTGAATGCTGCTAGGACCGGAACCAAAATAATAAATGGTGATTGGTATTTATATGGATTTAATTATGATTATCATGATTTAAAATTTGATATAAGACCGTGTAATATCTGTGCTAATATGATTCTTAATTGTGATCCTAATAAAATTTATGTTGGGAATTGTAAAGAAATAAAAGAATTAACAATAAATGAGTTGAAAGAAATTGTGGAATTAAAATTATTTTGAAAAAGAAAGGAAATGTATTATGAAAGAAGATAAACTTATAGAGAACATTGATTCTGTTGTGAATATTCAATCAAGTGAAGGTAACTGGGATTATGATCCTTATATGCACGGTATGCTTAATGGTATGATATTAATTCAATCCATGGTTAAGAATGAAAGGTATGAACCAGTTTCAGCCCCCAAAGGATGGTGTTACACAAGATGGTATGAAAAACTCTGGATGAAAATCACAGGCAATTATGGACCAATTGCAGAAGAATCATCACAGGAGAATTAAAATTGATAGGAGAAAGCATGGAAGAGAGCGGTGATGGTTATATAGTATGGGGATCTAAAACATTTAAATGCAATTCAAAGTCATATATGCATGATATGAATATTATGAGATGGGTTAGTTATATTGTGAATATGATTAAAAATTTTAATGAATTTGAAAACGCCTCTATTATTATTCAAAGTGAAGAATTTAAATCTATATTATGTGATATAGATCATAAAACCAATGGTCATATAACACCATGTATTAATATTTATAATGATGAGAAAATTATAGAGGTTGTTGTAAATCATAGAAATAGAAAAATAGAATTTAAGAAATGAAAAATTTAATAACTACTTATTTTTCAAAAGTTAAGAAACTTCCACATGATTATAAAATTTTAATTATAACTCGATATCCACCACAATGGATTAATACTTTTGATCATATTTTATTAAAAAATCTATCACCTTCAAAGAAAATATTAATTAAATATAAAAATGATAATGATTGGGATAATTATAAAATAAAATTTAATAAATAAATGGATGATGATTTTATATTTAATGTAATTATAAAAAGAATATCATATGAAATTAATATTAATAATAAAAAATATGCTTTAGTTTGTTTTGAAAAGGATTATAATCATTGTCATAGAAGCTTAGTTGCTAATAGAATAAATGAATTATTTCATATTGAATGGAATGAATATACTAAATAAATTTAAAATTGATAGGAGGAGATATATGTTAATGACAGAAGAACAAGTTATAGACGAAACTTTAAAACATATTAAGAAGGTTAGAGAGTATGTTAGCGTATTTGAAACTCTTCTAAATAAGCAAGCAGAAAAACACGACGCATCAAAATTAGAACCACCCGAATTTGAACATTTTGTTAAGAGCACTGAAAAATTAAAAGGATTAACATTTGGATCGGATGAGTATAAACAAGCACTAATAGATTTAAAGCCAGCATTAGATCATCATTATTCTGTTAATAGACATCACCCACAATTCCACGAAGAAGGTATTAGTGGAATGAACTTAATCGATCTATGTGAATTTTTCTTGGATTGCCTAGCTGCAACCGAAAGACATGCCGATGGAAATATATTTAAATCCATTGAGATCAATTCCAAAAGATTTAATATTTCAGATCAATTAAAAAACATTTTAATTAACACTGCTAGAGTGTTTAAAGAAGATGATGAAACTTTATAAAAAAATAAAAGGAGAATTTATTATGACTTTTGAAGAAACAAAAATTAAAAAATTAGAAGAAGAATTGGCAAATATGAAAATTAGAGAATGGGCATTGTTTTGAACGTATTATATAAAAAGAATCCTGATAATAAAGATATTAATAAACCTGTTGATATTATAATGGAGCCCGGCTTATCACATAAAATAGTTTTGTGTGATGATAATAAATTTAAGAAACATGTTGATCTTAATGTTGAACATTATAAAGTTAAAGATTATGATTTAGATATTGAAATGTTAACAGAAAATTCAAGGAAGACTGTTATAGATAATTCTATGTTTTCTTTAAATCCATATTCAATATGGGACACTTCTTTTCTTATTGGTTTATGTAAAAAGCTTATTGATAATGATATAAAAGTAACTGTTCTTGATACTGTAAATCCTAAAATGGTGGATAAAAAATGTGATGATCATATTAAAATAAGTTTAGAGGCTGATGCAAGAATCTTATTTAGTAAAGAACTTTCATTAAAAAAAGTGAATGATCTTATTGATAATGCATTTGATAAAATAATTAAAGATAAAGGCGTTGATTGTAAAGAGATAAGAATGTTTACTGCATATATTGCACCGTGGCCATTAGGACCGGTACCAGTATTATCCATACTTATGAGAATGGAATAAAATTACAATCCCTCAATTTAATGAAACTTTATAAAAAAATAATCCCTCAAGTTAATGGGGGATTATTTTGATTTTTCATAGATATGGTATGCTGTTTAATTGAAATATGTTTCTTTTATTACTTTCACTTTTTTTCTATGTTCTCTTTCTTCCATTCCCATCCATTGTTCAAGATCTTCCTCCCTGCAAAGATATAGATGTCTTTTAAAATTATCCGGTAAAGGATTTTTACCTTGTGTGGTGTCAATTTTAACACCATTAGGAATCTCGACTTCGGAAAGAACAACACACCGAAAATTTGTATACTGCATAGATCTATCAGAATCAGATCGATCATATATTTCCGGATTTCTTAAAGCGATGGTGTATTTAAATGAATTGCGGTTCAACCTGGATGGTCTTTTTTCAATCATACCTTCATAAAAGAATGCAAATCTCTCACCTCGATTGGTTTCTTGCATCCAGTATGGTGGTGTGGGGGATGTGAAATCAATTTTTGTACCGTTTATCTCGCCAATTTCTTTCAACGCATAAAGATAAGCATCGAGCCATCTTGGGCTGATATTATCCGATTTATGGGTTATACACCCTATCGGTCTTTCTGGGTTGTGTGGGTGACTCTTAAAAATAAATCCATCATTCATTTCATATCCATTAGTCCTGCGATTAAATGTTACCCTTTTCAAAGTCACTCTAATTCTTTCAATTCCTTCTTCAGTTGCTTTACACATTATATTCTTCCTCCTCTGTTTCTGTTGATTGGGAGGGGCCATTTAAAATACTTTCGATGCCCCTTAGAATAATTGTTAATCATAAAAAATCAATATTACCTGAAAATAATTCATCTAATATTCCAATTAATATTGACTTTGATTCTTGATTTTGTTTTGTTTTTTGGATGTTTGCGTGAAGTTGTTTCCCACATTTTTGGAACACTCCACCTAAATTTTCATTTAATAATTTTTCTGACTTTCCTCCTTTCACTTCAATCTTTACATTTTTTGTCATCTCACTGAACACTCCGTTTAAATTCAATTGATGGAACCCCTTTCTTTTTTTTATAATATTTTTTAGGGGCATAAAAAATATTTTTTGTTGCTTGTTGCATTGCTTTATAGAACTATTTTATAATATATATAGCTAAACTATCCTTTAAATTATTTTCTTTTTTATTAAATTGAGTAATTAATTTTAATTATTTTAGCTATATATATTAACTTATGAACTTTTTTAATTTTCGATTTTTGATTTTTTAAATTTTTAGGAGGAAAAATGGATTATAGTTATAGATGTGATGAAAAGGGAAATAATGAATTAATAGTTTCTAATAGTAAAGAAGAGGTAAAATTTGAAATCAATCAGGTTGGCATAACAAAGAAAACATTTGCTATTCATGAACATGTAAATGATATATTAAATAGAACTGGTGAATTGGAATGGTACTGTGACACATTGGTAAAGTTTCATAAAAAACAAAGTGAAAAATTAGTTTATAATTCAATAGATAAATTTATGAAAATTGCTAAAGATTATTTAGAAACTAGAACAGATCTAGATTTGAATAAATTTATAAATAAAAAGAAAGTTACTTCCAGCACAATATTTATAGATGTACCTGAAATAGAGCAGCTATTTATATTAACAATTTTATTAAAACTTTATATGCCATTTTATGCCAGCAATAAAAGATTAGAAAATTATAAGCATAAAGATATATGTTCTATAATGATAAATAAATTAGAAGCTCAAGATTTAATGATAAAAATATATGAACTTGTTACTGTAAAGATATTTAAATGTGCCAGGGATGATAATTTCTATTTACAATTAATTAGATTAAGATCATCAGTTAGTGAAGAAACATTTGCATTAAGCACTTTTAATTTTTTAACAAGTTCAATTATAATTAGTTTTGATTTAATCCATAACCCAGTAACTTTTATATCTGCATCAGTCGGTGAAATGACAAAATGGTTTCTTAAAACTTTATTCACTGAAACAACAGTATATAAAGAATCATCTGTTATACTTAGCAACTATGTATCTCTTGACGTATCAAATAGAATTATATATGATGATGTATTAATGAGAATTGATAAATATATAAGAGAAAGATTAAAAATAGAATATGCTAAAGAAGATGAATTGACTAGAAAAAATTTATATGATTTTGAAAAAACAATAGAAGATAAACCGGCGGAGAATGGTTTTATGAAATTATTTGTTTTGCCATTAATGTCTCTTCTCTTAAATGTTCCTATAAATATTTTAATTGATCTTAAAGGTTCTCAAAAATATAAATTACAATTATTTTTATATTTCATAGTTAGAGATTTAGATGATATTTTATTAGAACAAAATATTGATAAAAGTTATTTGGCTGAATTGCTTAGAAGTTTCATTTCAGTTTCTAAAAATTCTAATTATAAATGTAAGAATCTTGAAAGAATTTTTGGTTTTAACTGTGATTATTTTTGAATCAAGCATAGAACATATTTATATAAATTGGTTTCAAGTATAATGTCAACAATTTCAAAATCACAGTTTGAACCTATATTTGGTGGTAAAATTGAAATAAAATCAAAGGACATGTCAAAAATAGAAAAAGAAATAATACCAATGGTTCAAACAGTTCTCAGTAAAGACGAAAGCCCGCTGGTTAAAAGTTTTAGAGAATATGTTGAAAACGAATTAATATCAGTTGAACTATAAATTTGGAGAGTTTTAATGCTTAAGTTATTAAATGTGGATAGATTTATTTTACAGAATAAATTACAAGAGATCACAAATAAAAGTATTGTGAAAGATGGTAAGTGGGACCCCGATGGCCTATTCTCTGAAAGAATATTTGGATTAGAGGGAAGCCCTCAATGGGATAAACAGTTTGGATATATTAATCTAAATGAAGAAGTTATACATCCAACGGTATTAAAAATAATCAAAAGGCTTGATAAAAAATTATTAGATTTGATATTTGCAAAAAAGAGATTTAGTTTGGTGAGGGGCAGAATTGAAGAAGATCCAAAAGGAGATTTGTTTGGATGGTCATCATTTAGAAAAATATATCCCAGTTATAAATGGAGAGCAGATAGTGATGATAGAGCAAAGCTAATTCAATATTTGAAAAAAATGGGAGAGAATATTTTTTATAATAAAGTTATTATTATTCCCCCAGGTTTGCGCCCTGCCTTTATAGAAAAAGATGGAACTCTTAACAAACAGATGATGGACCCAGTAAATGATATTTATAACAAAGTTTTAAATATTGCAAATAGATTAAAATATGTAAAATCCACAAATGAAATTGTTTATAATCATGCAATGGCTAATATAAATAATCAAATTTATTTTTTATATGATTATCTAAAAACAAAGATAAGTAAAAAGGAAGGATATATTAGAAAAAACCTTTTGGGTAAAAGAGTTGATTTTTCTGGTAGGTCTGTTATAATTTCTGATAAGGAATTGGGTCCTAATGAAGTAGGCGTGCCTTTTAGAATTCTTATAAAAATGTTTGAATTTCATTTATTACATTATCTAACCAAAAAAATATCAGATGAAGAAAAGAAATATGTTTCATCGTTTGGAATACCAAAATATGGTAACACATATTCCATAGACATGCTAAGATCATTAGTCTCAGCATTATCAAAGCATCATATTAGAGATGATAAATTTATTCATTTTATGGGTGAAATGCTTCAAAAAATTGTTGAAGGTAAAGTTATAATTTATAAAAGAGATCCAGTTTTGCATAGGGATGGTATAAGGGCGGCACATCCAATAGTAAGATATCATAATGCCATTGGAATAAATCCATTATATTGTGTTGGGTTTGGTGCAGACTTTGATGGTGATCAAATGGGATTGTTAAATGTACTTTCAGAGGAATCACAAGAAGAGGCTAAGAGATTGATGATGCCATATCAATCTCATAAATCATTCCTCACTACTAATTTTGCATTGGAACATGAAGAAACAGCTGGAATTTATTATTTAACATTGGAAAAAGAAACTTATAAAAAGAACTTTAAAAATGCAGCAACTATTATAAAACATGTTGATGAACTTTTTAAACAGGAAGATGTATACAAATATGCAAAGTTTAAAGGAAAATTATCAACATACGGTCGCCATATATTTAATTCAATATTTCCTGAATGTTTTCCTTTTATAGATGATGCTGTAAATGAGGGAAAATTATTAGGATATTTAAATGAGATTTGTCAAAAATACAATAAAGAAGAATTTATTAATTTTTCTATGAATGTTAGAAATATGGGATTTAAATATTCAACCATTCTATCTCATAGTATTATATTAGATGAAATGGGTCTACCTGATTCTGTCACAATATTAAGAGAGAAAATGACACAAACATCTGATAAAAAAGAACAGAACAAATATTTGGATATGATTGTAAAGGAAACTAAAAAATATGTTAGAGAGAATTATCCTCAGTTAGCAGAAACAATTGATTCCGGATCTAGAGGTAAATGGCAAAATGTTATAGTTATGATGGCTACTAAAGGTATAACTGTAGATGCAGATGGCAATATACTTGATCCTATAAAGGAAAACTTTACTGAAGGTCTTAGTCCTAGTTCTTTTTTCATCTCCGGTTCAGCGGCAAGATACGGACAGATATCAACAAGTATGAGCACAGCCAAAGGCGGTTACTTGACAAGACAATTGGTTTATGCAATTTCTCCAGTTGAAGCTGATCTAAATCTTTTAGATTGTGGAACTCAGAAAACATTGAAAATAAAAATAAATGAAGATTTATATGATAGAGTTATTGGTCGATATATTAAAAAAGAATCTAAGTTAATTAAATTGACAAGTGCTAATATTGATGAGTATAAAGATAAGGTTGTTAGTTTAAGAAGTCCCATGTATTGTAAATCAAAGAAAATCTGTAGAATGTGTTATGGTGATTTAATAGATAAAATTAAAACTCCATATATAGGAATGAATGCCGCGCAGATAATAGGAGAACGTGGTACTCAGTTGATGATGAAAGTCAAGCATTGTATGCATTCTGATAGTTCAGTTTTGATAAAAGTAAATGGAATAAAACAACTGACAACATTTAAAAGATTATGGTTATCTCTTGAGAATGATATGATCTTAAATAAAGATCAAGAAGAGAAAATGCTTAATGATATTGAAGTTTGGGATCATGATAAATGGACCAATGTTGAAAAAATTATAAGACATAAAAAATCAGAAGATAGTAAAATTGTAATGACAAAATCTAGGAATAATAGTTTCATTATTTCCCAAGATAATCACCCACACATGCTATCTGAAAATATTGGAAATGTTTGTTCCTGTGGTGATATATATAAGAAAACAAAGGCCCTTGGTTATTATGAGTGTCCTTCTTGTAAAAAACACCCACACTCGGTAGAGCATTGTAATGATGATAATTATAAAATGGTTGAACCTAAAGAATTTATTAAAAATAAATATTTCGCTAAAAATAGTTTTCCAATATGGGATAATGATATTATATGTGAACCATTTATTGATCCTTATTTATTGGGATTTCATATTGCCGAGGGTTGTCTCATGTTTTATAAAGGGTCCAAAAAAACCCCGGGTCAAGTTCCAAGATCATGGATCTTATCACAGAATAATGATGAAATGAAAATTATTAATAAATTTCTTCCTATTATGAAAAAATATGGAAATGTATTGGAAAATTCTGGAAAGGAATATGTTATAAATGATGTAAAATTATCAAAGGAAATATTTGATCAATGTGGGAGGTATAGTAAAAATATACATCTACCATCGGATTTTATTCATTATTCAGATGAAGACTTATCTAAAATTATTTGCGGATATATAGATGGTGATGGTTCGGCTATAAACGATGAAACTAGATTTTATATTTCGGCTGAGTGTATATCATTGGATTTTGTTCAACAAGTTCACTTTATTTTGGATAAATTTAATATTAAGCATAATATTTCTTTAACTTCAATTAAGGAATTGACAAAGCATCAATCATATACAATAAAAATATTTCCATCTATTAAAGATTCGAATTTTTTCAAACACTCAATAAAAATGGAAAAATCAATATTACCAAAAGATTTTAAAAGGAATGATAGAGATGGTTTGGTTAATTATTGTGAAGAAATTTTATTTAATGAAAACGATTATGTTTATGATATGACTACTGAAACCGGGACTTTAACTGTAAATGGTATGTGGACACATAACACAGGTGGCGCCGCTGAGGTTAAAAAGGTTGATATATTTACTGATATAACAATGAATGATCCTGATTTTGATTTAAAAAAATTGAAAGAGTGTATTAGACAAGAGGGTGATGATTGTATAAATTATAAACCTATTAAGATAACCATCAACTATGAGCAGTATACCAAAAAAGAACTGGAAGTTGATGATGGTGTTATAGAATTAGAAAACCCATACTTCACTTTAGAAACTGCCAATGAGGTATTTGATATATCATTAAATAATAATATAGTATTTAATGTTCCGGAAGATAGTAAAGATATTAAATATTTGGATGATGGATTGGAAATAAATTATAAACATTCTGAATTTATATTTGCATCAATTGTTTTGGTTCTGTCTAATATGAGTCATGTCATGAAAAATATTCAAAGATTATTTGCAATGAATCAGAAAGTATTTTCACCCAATCAATTTTTAGTTAAATTATTTGAGTATTATAAAAATCATTCAAAGTCTACGGATCTGGTTCATTTCGAATTAGTATCAAGTCAATTCTTTAGAGATAAAGAAACAGAAGAACCTGGGAGATTAAATGGTTATAAAAATTATAAAGCGGTATCTTTAAAGAAGATACCGTATATAGAATCATGGTTCTTAAGTTTGTTATTTGAAAATGCTGAAAAGGCAATACAAAATGGACTTCTCAGAGAAGCCAGAAGTGATTCGGTTCTAGAAAAACTTGCCACATCTACATTATAAAGAGGAGTGATAAAAGTGATTATTAAAGAAAGTTCATTTGTAAATACTTTGAAAAATCTTTCAAAGAATACAAAAATAAGATTTCAAAATCCAACATTAAATATTTATGATCATAAATATTGTATATATTTTTACCCAGAGAATACAGATTTTCAAACTGCTTATCCATCATTAGATATAAGTAAAAATGATGTTAATTCTTATATAAATCCAAAGACAATGATAAAATCTTCTGTTATACAGCCTTCCCAAGATGCATTATCTTTTGCTAAAAAAGAAGGTTTAATTTCAAATTCAGATATAAACCAATTTGAAAAAAGAAATACAAATGTGTTTTTTGATTTTAGTGAAATATTAAGAAGATCTGATGAAGTATTTAAAAAGAGATATGATAATCCCTTAGTTTCAGTTCTTATTAATAAAATAGTTGAAGATAATTTTAATGATAATTTTAAGAAGGTTTTATTTTATGTTATAGATCAAAATAAAAAGATGGAAGATGATTTTACAAAATATAGAATTCATTCTATTGCAAGGCAAATGAGAACTGGGGCAATTTCTTTTGATATGATTGTCTTTTGCATTATAGATAATGATAATCCTACTTTCATTAAAGTTTTTGATAAAGATATAGACAATAATCCTGCATCTACATTGTCAGCATTTGTTTCTTTAATAAAAGATAAAAGTAGAATGGATATTGATGAGAAAGACTTAAATAAAAATAGAGAACATAAATTTAAAATTAAAGATCTTGCAAAATTTTTAAAAAATGTTTTTACTATGGATGTTGATACCATAGAAAAAGTAACTGAATCAGTAAATACTTATTCAAAAATTCACCCAGAAATACCATCAGAAATATTAACAGGAGATATAAAAAAAGCCTCAAAATTATTAATTAGATCGACAATGTATAGAGTTTCTGATGTTGATAGTGTGAGTGAATATGAAAAAGAAATAGAAAAACTTGATGATGAAGCATCAATAAAAAAGAAAACAATTGAAATAATTAATAAAGTTAATTTGACTATTATTAAAAGATCTAAAATTGAAAATTATATTAGAGATAAAGTATATAAAGAAGTTGATATAGCAAAAGTAATTGATAATAAATCTCCATTAGAAATTTATTCCAAACGTCAAAATGATATGAAGGAACAAGTATATAAAGATCTTAAAAAATTATTAATAACATTTGGTACTAAGGAAGTTCCATTAAAACTTAATAAGGTTATAGTTGCTGATATTGAAAAAAGTGATAATATAAATATTGATAGTTCGGATAAGTTAAAGTTAAAAATGCAATTTAAAGATATAAATAATAAAGTTCATACTGCAACAGTAGAAATACCAAAGGTTGATCAATATGGATATTTTAATGTTAATGGGAGAAAGAAAATAATAGCAAATCAATTATCAGTCTTCCCGGTATATTTTCCAAAACCAAGACATTGTAAAATAGCAACTAATTATGCGACCGTTGAGATATTAAATACTAAATTTAGAAATAAAAGATTTTATAGAATATATCTTGGTGGTTATACAGTTCCACTTATGCCATTAATGTCATATTATTATGGATTAACAGAAGTTCTTAATAAATTTAATATGATAGTTAGAGTTGATAAACCGGTTAAGAAATATGATTTTCAAATTAAACTCGGCAAATATGCAATGATATTTACTCCGAGTGATATGGAAGATCCAGTAAAATTATCAGTGTTTTTAAGTTTTGAATCCTTATATAAAAAATATTCAAAGATAGATACTCCTGAAGATGTTTATAAAAAAGATTTTTTCAAAACAGCATTAATAAAACTAACAGGAAACCGTGGATGTATATTCAATTTTGATAATGTATTAGAAAATTTATTAGATGAACTTACAAAAGATATTTTATTATTAAAAAATTATCCAACTGATCTATTTGAATTGATATATAAAATTTGTAATAAGTTAAAAGATGATTATTCTGATAGAAGAAATGATTTAAATATTTCCAGATTAAGATCATCAGAAATTATAGCATTATATGTTTTCAAACAAATCTCATCAGCTTATAATATTTATAAAACTGATTTTATAAGTGGTAATAGAGATGCCAAATTATTTTTAAAACCTGGAAAAGCTTTTAGTAATATAATAAATTCTGATTTGGTACGCCAAGCTGAATATGTAAATCCACTTGAAGAATTGAGTGTTTTCACTAGAACAACATTTCTTGGTATTGGTGGTATTCCAAATAAAGAAGCCGTTCCCATGTCATTAAGAAATCTACATCCCAGTTATTATGGAAACATTGATCCAATAGATGTTCCTGAAAGTGATCTATGTGGAGTTAATCAGCATTTAACAGTCGGGTCTATTATTTTAAATGATAGAGGTTCTTTTAAAATAAAGAATATCTCCGATGATGAAGCAACAGGGATACTTGGTGTTTCGGCTGCAATGATTCCATTTATAGATAGGAATGAATCAACAAGGGCTATACTTTCAGTTAACCAGGTAAGACAATCTCTACCCCTCGATGATGCTGATATACCATTGGTTCAAAGTGGTTATGAAGGCGCTCTCTCAAATTTAATATCTAGCAATTTTATAAAAAGATCCCCAGTTGATGGAAAAATATTAACAATTGAAAAAGATAGAATTAAAATGATTGATAATTCACAAATGGTTCATTTTGTTGATACTTCAGATATTATAAGTATTAGTGGCCAGGCTATACATGGAAGAATTAGATTCACAGTAAAACCTAACATTAAACCCGGCGCTATTGTTAAAAAAGATTATCCATTAGCTGAAGGTAGTGGAATGAAGGATGGTCGCATAACTCTTGGAAAAAATTTATTATGTTGTTATATGAACTGGGATGGTGGAAATTATCAGGACGGTATAACTGTTAGTAGTGCTTTATTTGATAAAAATAAAATGACCAGTACTCATGTTAAAAAATATGAATTAGATATTGAACCAGATTCTCATATATATTCTTGTGTTTCAATTGGTGATATGGTTCCTGCCGGAGATCCTCTTATTTCTTTTTCTCCTAGTGATATTTCAAAATATCTTGATCTTGATCCTGATGAGATGAAGGGTAAAATTATATCAGTGAGACATGAGGATGAATGTGAAATAGTAAAAGTTGAAATATATCCTAATGATGATATGGGAAAATATCCTATTATAAGTAAACAATATAAGGATTTTTTAAAGAAAAAAGGCAAAACTGATATAGAGGGTAGATGTACTTTTAGAGGAGAGAAGTTCGAAGGTATTCATGTTAGAATTTTTATAGCTTATAAAGAGCGAATAAATATTGGAGACAAATTATGTTATGATAAAGAAACCGAGGTTTTGACAAAGGAAGATGGATGGATTCTTTTTAAAGATTTGACAATGAATCACACGGTTTGTTGTTTGAATTCAGAATCAGATGAAATTGAATATCATAATCCTAGTTTAGTTGATAGCTGGGATCATAATGAACCAATGTATTATATAAAAAATAGAAATTTAGATCTAATGGTCAACGCCGATCATAATATGTATATAAAGAAAAGAAATCATGAACAATATAAACTAACACCAGCCAAGGATATAGAAGGAATTGATGTTTATTATAAAAACATGGATCAAGAAATCCCGGTCTTTCATGATGAGAAAAATACAATTGAAAAATGGGTTGAATATAATGATAAAATTTATTGTTGTACTGTTCCAACTCATATTTTATATGTAAGGAGAAATGGTAAACCATGTTGGTCAGGCAATACAAACAGACATGCTTCTAAAGGTGTTGTTATGAAAATAGAAGATGAAAAGAATATGCCATTAACTCCATGGGGCGAAAGAGTTGAAATAATTTTACAGCCACTTGGAATTTTTTCAAGAACTAATATAGGCCAAATATTTGAATTATATGTTGCCTTAATAGCGAAACATCTTCCTAGAAAATTGGAAAAAATGACAAAACAACAGGGGGTTCTTTTCCTTGGAAAAGTTTTATCAGAATTAGATGGAACAAAAGATAAAATGTTATCTAAAGATTTAATTAAAGGTTTCATGTCATTGAATGAAGGCGAATATAAAAAATATGTTCAAGATCATATGGAAGATGGTATGCCTTTATATGCACCACCATTTGCTGGACCTTCATATAAAAATATTAGAGTCGCTCTAAAAATGATGGGTTTGGAATCCGGTTATAAATTAGAAATACCACATTTAAATTCTAGAACAATGTATAAAATACCATTAGGTTATATGTATATGGAAAAACTTGAACATGTTTCAAGTCATAAATTGGCAAGTAGAAGTATTAGTTCATATACAGGCAAAACAGGTCAGCCATTATCAGGGAGAAAAAATGAAGGTGGTCAGAGAACTGGTGAGAATGATTCCTGGGCTTACGCTACTTATAATGCAACAAATGTAATGAAGGAATTGTTCGGTCCTTTATCAGATGAGCAACAAGCTAAAAATCAAATGCTTAGTAATATAATGGAAAACGGTGAAACTCCTCTTATAACAAGCGGTGGAGGAAAAACCAGAAAATTGGTTCAAGCGTATATACTTGCGATGCACCTTATTGCTGATTAAAATTTAGAACAAAATATAATATAAAAACATGATGAAAGGATTTTTAAAAAAATGAATCTTTATACTTATATGGAAAATAAATCTATAATACGAGAAAATGCTAATGATAGTTCATTTATAAATGGATTAAAAAATAAATTAAATGGACTTAAAATTAATATAGATCCTATATTAAATGAACTAAATAAAAACGCCGGTAGCATATTAATTAAAGCTACGCAAGGTGGTAATGGCCCTAGACCTGCAAATATTATGAGGGAAGCAAAGGGCGGTAGCGGCGGTTCCACTTTGGGCGGTAGCGGCGGTTCCACTTTAGGACCGTTACCAACTGGGAATATGGGTGAAAGTTATAAAAGAACTTGGTTTGATAAATATGGTAACCCAGTACTAAATGCTAATGGTGATCCTGTACTGTTAGATGTCAGAAAACTCTCCCCAGAAAATATGCAGGAGTGGGCAACCGCGATGGATACATACATTGAAAAACAAGTTAAATTTATGAAAGACGCTGGAGTTGAACAGAAAAAAGTTGATATATATAAAGCGGCTTTGGAGAGTAGAATTGAAAAAGTAAAAAACCAAGGAAAAACTGACGCAGAAAGAATTAGAGCCACTGGTTCTTTAGATGTTGAAGTACTTAGGGCTAACGCTGCTAGGGGAGTTGAAGATATAAGAAGAAATTATCAAAAATATATAGCAGATGCTAATAAAGATGGTCAAATTAGAGCCGCCCAAGTAAAAGCAGCTTCAACTGATGTTAATTTTAATATATCGGGGGATAACTTGGGACCTGTTTTGGTTGGTGGTATTGGTGTTATAGGGATTTTCACAAGAATGCCATTGTTATGGGAAGAATTTCAAAAGACTATGGTAGGTGGTTGGGAAGCGAGAGAGGAAAGTTGGGGATCGGTTTTCGGTTCTGTTTTGGATTATATGTTTACTTTTATAGCTGAAAAAAATAAATCCGGTGAAATGGATATAAAACAAGGTAAAGTTTTTAAATTTTTAGAATCTATATATAACAGTGTAAAAAATTTCATAATTCATAAATATACAAAACTCGCAGGTTATTCATTTGCAGTTCTTGCTGGAATTCTTTTGCTTTTCTTTGCCTATAATAATTGGGATGCAGATTCCAAAGCCGATGAATTTAGTAAAGAAAAAATCCCAGCAGATGAATATCATGTTGTAACTGAAGGTATGGTATCTTCATTTATGGATGCATTGAGATTTATATATAATAAAATATCTGAATTAGTTAATACGTTTTTTAAATATATATCTGCCCAAGGTAGCAAAATTGAAAGTTCTGTCTATGGGGTAATGGGAATTGCTTTGATCTGTCTCGGTTTTTATGGTATATGGAATAATCATGCAACTAGAGTTAATTTATAATAAAAAATCTCCCTCTTAATTGGGGGAGTTTTTTTGTACTATAATTTTTATTTTAAACTTTAAAGGAGAAACATTAATATGACAGATGCAATGAATATAAATTTCGATGAAGATATTACATCAAAAACTGATGAATTATTTGGTGAAGGTAAAAGTAATAGAGAAGAATTATATTGTATACTTGATAAATTTAATATTATATTAGAAAATATCGAAAAAGTGTTTCCATCTAAATTTGAATATAGAACAAGGCATGTTTATGCAGAAAAGATAAAAAATTTAACAGAATTATATAAAACTGTGCTATCATTTAGAGCAGAGATTCAAAAGAGTGTTGAACATGAGATATCATTGAGAATGAAATTAGATGGTGATGATGATTTAGATTTAGCTAAAATGAAAGCATTAAGTAGTCAAATATTGCAAAGAGTATCTGAAATGGATGTTGGTGGTATGATAATAGATAAATTTGATGCAGGTGAAAATTCTGAATTATCTAAACAAATTGCATCAAAAAAGAAAAAGGGCAGACCTAAAAAGAAAATAGAAAAAATAGAAAAATAACACTAAAAAAATAAGAACAAATTTTAAATTAGAAAAACAGGAGGAATTTAAAAATATATGGCTAAAAAGAAAGCATCAGTAGTTGCGAACATTCAAGCGGAGTTAAATCTTTTTATTAGTGAATCATATGGCATTACTCAGTGTGAAGATGCCGAGGTTATGGAAACGGGAGTCCCACCTCTAGATTTGATATTGGGTGGTGGAATTGGTTTGGGTAAGATCACTCTTATAGTTGGTAGACCTGGATCTGGTAAATCGGCTTTATGCGGAAATATTTTAGGATCTGCCCAGAAGAAATATAATGGCAATTGTATTTGTATGTATCTTGATAGTGAGTCAACAATGTCTTTGGATAGATTGGCTCAATTGGGAGTTAGAAATCCATTAGTTAAACCTCACCAGGATATAAAAGTCGAAGATGTTTTTAAAGTTATAGATGGTATATGTAATTTCAAAGAACAGAAGAAGCTAACCCACATGCCAACCATCATAGTCTGGGATTCATTAGCAAATACAATAACAGAAAAAGAAGAAAAGGCATTAGATCCAAAAGAAATTATTGGATGGAAAGCAAGACTTCTTTCATTTTTAATTCCAAAATATACACAAAAACTTGTTCAGAATAATATATCTTTAATAATTATAAATCAGCTTAAAGATAAAGTTGATATGAGTATGTTCTCATCTGCTGCAAATGATGAATTAAAATATCTTAGAAGTGGTAAAACGCTCCCAGGTGGTAATGCTCCTAGGTTTGCAGCATTCCATTTGATAGATCTCAATGATGCTGCTACATTGAAAGAAGAAGATTGGGGATTTAAAGGAAATCTCGTTAGAGCTACATGTGTAAAAAATAAATTATTCCCACCTAATATAGAAATAGATATGGCATTTGATTTTACCTGTGGTTTTGTTCCTCACTGGTCCAAATTCTTTGTTTTAAAGAAAGAGAACATCGTAATTTCTTCAGGTAAAGGATGGATAATACCGGGACATTGGGAAGATAAATTTCAGAGAAAAAAATTCCCAAAGAAATATAAAGAAGATGAAGCATTTAGAAATGCATTTGAAAAAGCTTGGGATAACTATGTTACATCTATAAAAGAAAAATTTAAAGTTGATATTGAAGAAGAAGATATTGGTGAAGTAAAATTAACTGTTAAAGTTGATAAAAAAAGCAATGTTGATTCACTTATAAAAGAAGCAGAAGATAAGACAGAGAATAAAAAAGGAAGAAAAAGCGAAACAATTGATGATTAATAAATTATCAATATAAAATAAAATTTTTTTTAGAACAAAATATAATAACTTTCTAAAAAATATCTATTAAGGAGTAAATTTCAATGAACAAAAAAACACAAAAGATACTGGCTATTAAATTTTGGAAATCAATTGATCATATATGTTTTGAAAATGCAGCACCAAAGGATGTTATGACTGTAAAAGATTATCAGAATTATATCTCTGATAAAGCTACTCTCATTTCCACAGCTTTAGATCTTCACAGATTCTATAAAACATCTCTTAAGAATGCTCTTAGAAATCCTCAGAATATTTTTGGTGAATCCATTGAAGAAGCAAATATAGCCAAGGAAAATGCAATTAATATAATTGAAACTAAAAAGGGTAAAAATTATATTAAGAATTTAGTATCTCTTGAGAATACTAATACTGCCAAGATTGAAGTTAAAAATACTACAATTAAAACAATTAAGGGTATAGCACTCGATTCACTAATTCTTGCAATGCCAATGATAAATGCTGAAAGCTCAGTTGTAACTACTAATTGTCTTGAGAGTGAACTTCTCACTGAAACTTATAATGCAGTGAAGGAAGACATCCTTGATATCGTAACTAAATATGAAAAATTTTAATTGATTAAAATTTTTAAAGAATATAAAATAGGATTTGATTTGCGTAAATCAAATCCTATTTTTTTAATTATACGATCAGGAGATAAACCATGTTAGTAAGTGTATCAGGAGTTAGCAGTGATTCCATTAATCCGGAAATGGCTGCGAATATCACAAAATTGATGGAAATCTTTTATATTAGTTTATATAAAGATAATATATTAGAAAAAGTTGGAAACTCTGTAGACATGGTTGGAAATTTTATAACTCGCACAAATTCTATTAATATGAAAAAAGTTTCAAATAGAATTCTAAATGAAAATAAGTTCTCTTCTATGTCAACAACAGGTATGGCACCAACGGATGTAACAATTTCAATCCCAAGCAGAATGCCAGATGGTTCAATGAGACCTATAGATTATGTTGTATCATGTAAGGTATTGGTTAAATTTGAAAATGGTAAAGAACTTGCTAGAAATTTGGCGAAGGGTATATATAAAGCTTCAACTTTTAAAAAGTCAGCAGTCTCAATGTTATCCAATTATTTCAAAACTTTTTTCAAAAAAGGATCCCAATATCTCAATATAAAAGATAATGTTGTTTTCCTAACTAAAGGTGATGTTGTTAATTTGGAATCATATCTTAGTGATGAAAAATTAATGGAAACATTATATTCAATTGGTTGGAGTGAAATTGTAATAGATGATACTACCCAATCAATTATAACTTTATATTCTAAACATTTAGGCTCTAGACCTTCTATAGTATCATATAAAGAAATGGATAGAGTTTTGGGTATTAAAGAACCAACAATGGGTTATATCAATAAATCATCCAATCAACTTTTTGGAAGATAAAAAGGAACATGATATGAAAATATACAAATATCTTATTGAATCAATGGAAGATCCAGCTAATAAATTAGAAAGATCCGTTTTAAATTGGATTTCCATGACCGATAAAATATCTGAGAATGATATTGAAGTTTGGTCAAAAGAAGCTAATGTAAATATAGAACAAGTTAAACTTATAATTTTCAAATCAGCACAAAGACTGGCCAAGTTTTTGTTAACTGAGGGTAAATCAAATGGCCCAGCTTCAATTAATCTAAGAAAATTATCCAAATCTGATTTGGATAAAGGCATTAAAGTTGAATATGAACATACCGATGATAATGAAATTTCAAAGAAAATTTCATTGGATCATTTATCTGAAAATTTAAAATATTATGATTACTTAGAAAAAATGGAAAATGAAATGGATGGAGGATCCGAGAAGGAAACCCCTCCCACTCCTAAAGAACAACCAAAAGAAGAAGAAAATATTGATCAACCGGAAAAAAAAATTTAAATAATCCAGTGGATAGAGATGCAAGAACTAAAGAAACTTTTTTAAATGATAAAGAACAAGTGGAATATAAAAGATATAGAAGTAGTGTTCCTCAATCATTAAGTCCATATAAAAAAAATAAAACAGATGCAGATTCATATTTTGAGAAAATGCTTATGGCACGGCATATGGTTGAATGTAAAATATGTAATAAAGAACTTAAAGGTATAGCGGGTTTGGCTATACATATTAAAAAAATGCATCCTGAAATTGGTATTGAAAAATACTATGAAAGATTTATAAAGAAAAATAAAACTGAAGGTATATGTATGTATCCCTTATGTAATAATAAAACCAGGTTTGTTAATCTTAGACAGGGATTTCAAGAATATTGTTCTAGAGAACATGCAGTTTTGGATTATCCAAGAAGAAAAGATGAACTCGAAATTAAGAAGAGAGACGAATTAAAAAGAAAGGCCAGAGAAAAAAGAGAGAAGGGTTATGAAGGGAGCTTGAATCATGAACGACGATTTATTATTTGAAGAATCTAATGAAATTGAAATTCTTCCAAGTATGTCTTTGGATTATGATAGATCAAAAACTTTAATTTTATCTGATGATGAAGACATAGAAAACCCAACCCTACAATCTGAGGGGTTCTATGATCTTTCTTATAAAATTGGAGATTTCTGTGATTATAAAGAAGAACGCAAATATTTAAATTCAATAAAAAGAATGGTTAGATCTTCTCCTGAATATTCAATTTGGCGGAAATATGTTACCGATGTATTAAATGATGATTATTGTTTTATAACAAAGGAAACAAATGAAGATTGTAGTATAGATATTCATCATCATCCTATAAATTTGGAAAATATTATTAAAGGTGTTATAGGAAACTATATGAACACCCATAGTAAATTTACTACATATGATGTGGCAGAACAAGTCATGAAGTTGCATTATGAAAATAAGGTTGGTTATATTCCATTGATAACTTCCATGCATGAAAAATTTCACAACGGAAAGTTAGATATTCCAATAGACATGGTTCATGGTAATTGGAAAAATTTATTAGATCAATTTCAATTTGATCAGGATGTTAAAGATTTAATTAAAAAATATGAGGATATTAAGGTTCATAATTCCTCATGGGTAAAAAATAATTACCCAACTGAATAAAAAAGGCCCCTCTCAATGAGGGGCCTTTTTTTATATTATATTTATTTGAGGAGAATATAACAAAATGCCAACTACCAATATATATAATGAAGCAATTACATACGAATCATCTATAACCAATTTGGATAAAATTAGAAATTCGTATATAACAAATGATGGTATTGATTTTGTGTCATGTGATTTAAACATATTAGAAAAATATAAATATAATTTATTATTGAATTCTAAGAAAGTTAAAATGATTCCTAGATATTATAAACGCCCAGAATATTTAGCAGAGGATGAATATCAAAACAAATCATTTTCTTATATATTATTATTTATAAATAATTGTTTCTGTAATGAAGATTTTATAAAAGATGAAATAATAGTTCCAAATAGAACCCATCTAGTAAATATAATAAATGATGTTGCAAGAAATGGTGTAACATCCCTTGAACCATTAGATATAAATTATGATGATTATATTAAAAATTCTAATATATTAGTTGAAATAACTTCAGATACTTTTGAAGTGACAGAAGAAATAATATTAGAAAATTTAAACTTGACTCCTGTTAAAAATGATTTCTTGTTGTCATGGCAAGATTATGATATTCAAAATGTAGATAATTTTTACTGGAATATCTGGTTTAAGAACTTTAAATATGATGGAACCATTCTAAAAGGTGATACTAAATTAAGATACACAACTGAGGATCTTTACATAAACAGAGAGAATGTTTCAACTGCAAACTTGAATGATGGAAAATATGTTTCAGTTTGGGAAGCAACGGAAAAAACTGACTTGTTTGATGTTACTTATGATAATTTTGGATCAGATAATTTATTATCTTGGGTTAGTGGTTTAACTTATAATGATCCAAGTGATACTATTGATTTCATTTATTATAAGATAAAAATTTTAAGTGACAATAATACATTCAGTTGGAGTAGAAAAGAAGGCTCATCTGGAACATGGTCATCAGAATTTGGACCCATTAATATTTCAAATGCAAGTATTGATGAAGGATATATTTTAGAATATGGAATTAGAATTAAATTTGAATTGGGTAAAGAATATATCACAAATGGTACTGCTATAATTGAAATTGATATGACAAAAACTAAAAGTGAAGATGTTTTTGGTAAGGGTATATATGCAAAATTATTTACAGGGACTGGAAGTACAACTGAACAGTTTCTTATTAATTCTAATAATACATGGATGGATCAAAGAAATCCATGCATTGCTTCATATGAAAAAAATATCGGTGGAATGATATATCATTATATTTCTATAATATGGCAAAGTTTTCATGAGGGAAAATATAATTTGATGTGCAAGATATATAGAATCGGTTCCTCTAATATATTTGAAATAGTAAAAGATGAATTTAAAATAACTAATAATTCATTATATTTTGAAATGAACCCCACTGTTGATTTTTTTAGCAATGGAGATTTTATAATTACTTGGTCAACAGATTTTGGTCCCATTGGTAATGTTGAAACTGAAATAGTTTATGCTATATATGATATAAATGGCACCCCAATATTAAAACCAGAATATAATATTCTAGGAAAGATAGAAGAAACATCAAGTGATTTGATTGTTAGTTCATTTAAAGATGATCATCAAAAATCCCCGTCGTTGTTAGTTAAAGAAGATGATTCATTTATTATATCATGGCAGGGTAAAACTGTGGAAGATGGTTATAATATTTTTATGAAAAGTTTTACTTATAATATTAGTACAAAAGAAGTAATTGTTATATTAAATGAAACTAATGTGAATGATAATTATTTTTTAGGTGATCAAATCAACCCGGTTATTTCAGAATTAAATTCTGGGAGATTTATTATTGTTTGGCAGGACTTGCATCATGAAGATTATTATTCAAAAATAATGGCAAAGATTTTTAATAGCAATGGTACAAAATTATTGAATGAATTCATTATTAATAATGAAGAAGATTTGGAAAATTCATATCCTGATGTTTTTGGTTTTAGTGATGGAAGTTTTATTATCTCATGGTCAAAATTTACAACTGAAAACAAATACGATATTGTATATACCAGGATGGAATATATGCCAATAATTTCTAATATTATAGAAGAAACTGTTGTTAATGAAAGTTTAACTAATATATTAGATAATCAAATAAAATCAAAAATTATAAGTTATAGAAATAATTAAGAAAGGTTCCTGTAATAATGTCAGAAAAATTCATTTTACTTAAAGAAGATAAATACCCGGAAATATTTAGGATCCCCCGGGATGATTATATGCTCATGGTTGATGCTTTGAGGTTAGATTCTATAAGACAACCAGACAAAATTAGAAATTATTTTGGGATGATAGTTGAATATTTAAAAAATAATATTTCCAAACCAGATTCAAAATTTTTAATTGATAGTGATCCGAATTATCCATTGATTTGTAAAATAGATAAAAATAAACGAGTTGCATTAAATATTGCATCTTTGGGAGGGATACCATTAAAGGATAGAAATTTAAATTTATCTGTATTTACATATTGTTCATTTATTTATTTTGCTTTGAGAAGAGATTTGGTTCCTTTTGTTGAGTGGATAAATATGGGATCAATGCTTACTGGTATAATGGCTAAGGTGTTCGGAAGAAAATACGGTCTTTTTTCTTTAGAAGTTGATAAACAAGAATTATTAGATTTTTATTGTAAATTATTTAGTTACTTGGGGATGAATAAACAGAAAAATATTAAAGATGCAGTAGCAAAAATTCTTCAACATTCAAGATATACTACACCAGTGAGTAATTTTATTGAAGCATCAAAAATAGATATTGGTAATTTTTATACAATTGATTCATTCATTGAATTATTATCACAGGATTTATTTGTTGGCCTTGATAAATTTCAATTCACATCAACCATTTTGCAAAGGCTTGGCCCAAACAATCTTGTGATATTTGAAGATGGTATGTATTTTGGTGCGAGTATTATATCAACAAGATTTCATAATAAATTATTCCCTCCAATTTTTAAAATTTTTAATGAAGGCGCATATAATAGTTTATTAAGATATTATGATAACACTATTTACAAATGGAGTTTTTAAATGGATATTTCTAAACAGCCAATTCTCAATGAGTCCCCAGGAGCAAAGTTGGATGGAAGATATAGAGGATTGGTAAAAGATAATGTAGATCCTCGACAATTTGGTAGAGTTAAAGTATTTATTCCTGATTATATGATAGATGATAGTTCCGATTTTACTTGGGCCTGTCCTGCAAATAATTCAATAGGTGGGAGAAATAGCAATGAGAAAAATGATCAATTTTATGGGGAAAGTAATATTCCTATTCCTGGTTCTTGGGTTTGGATTTTTTTTGAATCGGGTAACCCCAATCGAGCATTCTATGATGGTGTTTTAGATATAGAACACATAGAGCTCCCGCCAGAAAATCAAATAGGTAAGGCCGGTGCATGGGAAAAAAATCCTGATTGGTATAAAAAATGGGTCAAACATCGTTCCCCAAAAGGAAAGACAATTATGGTATCAGATGATCCATTTGATGAAAGAATTGAATTAACTGGAAATAAAAATGAAAAATTGTTCCCGGAAAAAAGACCTGAAAATTCTTCTGATTATATGTTCAATGAAAGAAAACAATCTGATGTTAAAAAGCATGTTTATAAAATAAAAGGCAATCAGAATACAATTTTAATTGATGAAAGAGAAGGCGTCGCTGTTGATGGAACCGGTTTAATGAAAATATTAATTAAAAATAAAAATGGTGATTATATAAATATGATATTGAAAGATGATTCTTTAAATATTTTCTTTGAAGGTCCTATAAATATGTATACTAAAGATGAATTTAGATTGACATCTGAAAAGGATATGCATTTTTTATCAAATAAAAATATATACATGTCAGCCAATAAAGAAATGCATTTATATTCATCTGAAAATTTTTATAGAGGATCTGGTTCTGAAATTCATGATAAATCAATAGGAACACATAATATGGACGCTTCAATATATTGGGGGCAATCTAATAAATCAAAACCAGGCAAGCCGGCAAATGTTGCAACACCAAATGGTGATCGTAATCAAGATATGTCCGGTGGGAAGCCAAATGGTTCAGATGATGAGAGAGAAGTTGAATATAAAACAGATATTAAGGTTAAAGAAACCGATCTTATAGAATATATTAACCTTACAGAATACAATAAAAATAATGATACTGCTGGGGAAGAATCAATGAAAACTGAGTATTCATATTCTAAAGCAACTAATGATAAAACGGATCCAAAATATTCGGAGCCAGAAGAAGAGGAAGAGAATAAAATCAAAACTAAGTTCATTCCTACATATGAAGATAATGAAATAAAAACTAATCTTGAAACAACTAACAATTCAGTTCCAGTTACATGGAGTTTAAAATCGGGTAGTTTACCAAATAATATTTCATTGAACCCGAGCGGTATCATTTCAGGAACATTAGATAAAGATGTTGATGTTAAAATAAACTTAATGATAAAAAATGCCGCCGATGAGGAATTAGATAGTCAAGTTTATAGATTAAAATCTTTTGATAATAAAGCTTATACATTTATACATCCAATGCCTACTATAAAAATAGGTACTAATCAATGTATAACTTCACCATATGGATATAGAATACATCCTATTACTCACAATAAAACTTTTCATAGAGGTATTGATATAAGTACCCCTGGGAGAAATATTAGTAATATTGTCGCTGCTTCTGATGGTAAAGTTTTGCATGCAATAAATTCTAGTAGTGGTGGTTTAATGATAATCATGAAACATGGTGAAAAGGTCAAGACTAGATATTTACATTGTAGTAAGTTATATGTTAAAGCTGGGCAAGAAGTTAAAAAAGGTCAAGTTATAGCAATGGAAGGTAGCACCGGTGCATCTACTGGGCCACATCTTCATTTTGAAATATTATATGATGGAGCTTCATATGATCCTGTTGTTTATATGGACACGAACGCTGTGTTAGGAGAGTAAAATAAATGACTAATGCTTGTAGAAATGGTGATACTAATACTCATGGTGGCGGGGCAATAACGGCCTCTAATGAAAGATATAATGTTAATAGTAGATTAATCTCGACTCACTTCGATGGGGCAGCCCCTGATGGTTTATGTTTTCCAGTTGGTCCTCCTCATTGTTATCCCGCAACCGCGGAAGGATCTAAAAAATTCTTCGTAGGCAATCAAGCAGTCCATAGAAAAAGTGATCAAAGAATATGTGGGGCTACTAATGCATCATATTCTCCAAACTTTATAGTTGGTTAATTCTATCAATATTTTTTAGAACAAAATATAATAATAACTTGAGAGGTAAATAATATAAATGGATATCATTAGAGAAGTGAATATGTATAATAGTAAAATGAAAGTTTTATTAGAACAACAAGACAAGATTAAGAAAGTGAAAGATATAAATATTTTTGATTTATTTAAAGATTTTAAAAATATATCATTCATTTTAAAATCTTTCAAAAATATACAATCACCAAGTGATGAAATATTAGATGAGTTTAAAAAATTAAATACTTCTCTCACCAAAATCACTATTGAAAATGAGATCAAAACTTCAATAGTGATTTTGGTTAAAGCTTTAAAGGGAAGTAATTCATTTAGAGTAATTGGTGATATTCAAGATATTTCAAAAAATTTAAAAATTTCTAATATTGTCATTTGGGTAAATAAAATTTATACAACTTCACTTGTTCCTTTTTTCGAAAAATTTGATTCTTATATTAATAAATCTAGTATAGATAATGATTTTAAACATAACATATTAAATATACGAAAACTTGTAAATACAGTTAATAAAAAAATGAATAATTTATCAGGCTCTTCAAATGACTGGGTATATGTATTATTATTTGGAGTTATTATATTTCTACTTGCATCATTTTTTGGTTTCAATCAAAGTTTTGATCAAGTGATTGGTGAAAGTTCTAAGCAATTATACATATCAAAAATGATTAAAAATTCAATGTCAATAACAGCGCCACCATATATTTTAGTAATAGGTTTATTCATATCACTGTTAGCTTATATAAATTTAGTTTAAGTTGAGGATTTTTTAAAATGCCAATATATACACAAAAAAATAAAGCATCTTCATTTAGAAGTGGTCCTGATTGCATAATAATACATTCAACAAATTGCCCTCAGTTATCACAAGAGTCTAAATTTTTAAGAGATACATCTGAGTATGAATATTGGAAGAGCCTAAAGAATAAAATATTTCCTATAAAATCAGATGATGTTAATGTTCATTATTTTATTGAGATGACTGATAATGAGCCTCAGATAATTGTTGGAAGACCTTTGAATTTTATATGTGATTACAATCTTCCAAAAAAATATAGAAAAGCAATACATGTTATGGTTCTTGGGGACTTTGATCAATATGCAGCAAATTTGGATTTATATAAATCTTTATCAAAAAGAATAATTAGACCTTTATTTAAATTATTCGGTATATCATATAAAAATATATATTTTCATTCAGATATAGATCCAAATTCAAAAACATGTCCAGGATCATATTTTTCTAAAAAAATGTTAATAAAAACACTGTAAATGGAGTAGATGATATGCCAGTAAATCAAAAAGTTCAATTAAAAATTGATGATATGTATAATAAGTTGATATCAAACAACCCAATTCAAAATGGGTTTGATAAAACGGTGAATGCAGCATCATCATCAACCAAGACAGGTGCCAACGGTGAAAAGGCTAAAATAGATCCTAAAAAGATGCCAGAGGAAAAACGTGGTTGGTTGACATTATTTAAAAATATATTCAAATTTATTGCGAGTAGAATCAAATTATTCTTTCAGAACATTCCAAAAATATTTACAGAGTGGGATGATGGGATTATTAAAAAATTTGGCAGTGATATAAAAAAATATGAAGCTGAAGCCGGCGGTAAAGCAAGTGGTTACACAAAGGTTGTTATGTTTTCTGCTGACGCAATTGAATATGTTGTAAATTGGCTTAACGGTTTTCTGGATGCTTTGTTACCTGGGCCTCTTAAAGATATAGCATTAACATTCCTACAGTTCATTCCTATCTTCGGCGGGTTGGGTAGACTTGCAGGTAAAGCTAATTATATGGGTAGTATTTCAAAAATGCTAAAATCATTCACTCCTCTTGGTATGAAAAAATTAATGGGATCAGTTTTTGATATAATTTTTAATTGTACTAGTTCAACATTAGGAAAGATCGTGCAATCGATGATGGAATATATATCTAAAGCAATGAATTGGGCTAAAAGTGCTTTCGGATCAGCTCCCAAAAATAAAAAAGAAAGTAATGTTGTTACCGAAGGCTGGCTCGGTGATAAGGTTATGTGGTTTCTTGGTAAAGTATTAGCCGGGGTTTGGTGGTTATTGAAAAAGATATGGGGAATTGCTGAAGCTGTTTTTCTAAAAGCGATAGTTCCATTTATAGAATGCGTTCAAGATAAGGGTAAATATTTTTTAGATTTTTTACAGGGTTTCATGGCACTTTTACCGGGAACAATTGGGGATAAAATGAGTAAGTCAAAAACTTCCAGGGGTGATCTAGCTGCTAAAGCTAAAATGACAGCAGATGGTAATGCCGATGGTTTAAAAAAATTGGCTGGCAGAATGACTGATAAAAATTATACACCGACAGCGGCAGAGAGTGAAGGTATAATTAAAAATGCAAAAAATTTATTCAAGGTTCCACCAGAAGCTCAAACTAGTGAGTGGTTTAATAAATCGATGAAGAGCATGGAAAAATATGGAATTGAGAGAATCAGTTTTGTTGGTAATATTGTATTCATGGGATTCTCTTTATTTAATTCATGGACATCGGTAACAATGATAATGATGTTTATTACTATGTTTGGTGGAATATTAGAAACAAAGAATGCTTTATCCGGGATGTTTTAATGAATAAAAATATTGTTTTGGATTTTAATTATTGGTTCAATTATTATACTAAAAATGGTGTTGTTGTAACATCAAATTTTAATTTTTATTTTTCCAATATAGATCCATTTGAAAAACACATCAACTCATTATATGAATTAATATTTAATGATTTATATAATGGAAGTATATATGAATATGGTCTATTATTAATAAATAAAAATAATTTGCCTAATGGTGAATTAAAGGATAGGACAAGATCATCTGATGTAAAGTTATATCAAGTGATCAATACCGTTGATAGTGAATTAAATCTTCATAATATATCTAATGAAAACTTACAATTATTTGATAAATTGTTGGAATATAGATTAAATAATTACTCCGATTTATCAGACATTGATTATGATTCATTATCAGAGGATAGATCTAAGTGTGTTTATATATATTTGGATCAATATATAAATGGAAATTTAAATGATGATTATAATTCATTAAATATGAAGACAAGCGATTTTGATGTTTGTCTTTATATTTGGATGATAAATGAGATATATAAATACTATTCATAAAAATGGAGCAAGCGCAATGAAAAATATAAACATATATAATTATTTAGATAATATTGTACTTATGGAAAGAAGTATTAAATTATCCCCAGAAGTTAAACAAAATCTGATAAGTATGAGTTCGAGCGCTTCAAGTAATATGTCTGGGATTTTGGGAAATCTACAAGGGAATGGTAAGGTTGATATTCTTTTTAAATCCATAGACGCGCTTTCCACTGAGGTTAAAAAAATTAGAGGATCTTTAATGAAAGAAAAAATAGATCCTAGTATAAAGGCAACAATATCAAATGGAAATAAACTTGTAAAATTGGGAAAATTTAAATCTATAATTAGATCAATCCAGACATTTGTAAATATTAATATTGGCGAAGAATTATTAACAAAATTTAAGGTGGCCGCTAGAGTTAAACTTGCCAAAAGTTTTAATCGATGGGAAATGGTTGGGACTACTTTGCTTGTATTAGGAATATTATTTTTAAGAGGGTCATATCTTTATGCTAAAGAACAAAATTTATTATCTGAGTTCCCTAACTGGGCCGGTATCACATCCATTTTGGCCTGGCTGAGTGATATTTTTATGTGGATAATTGATAATTTCCAATCAATATTTTTAAATAACAGTTTAATGGGACCATTAGCAATATTTTTTCTTGTTGGTGCAGTTGCATGGATTTTCTTTTCAAAATGGGCTCATAAGAAATATGCAATTGAAAGTTATAATTCTGATGACTTAGCTTCCGATAGTATATTTAGTTTGAGAAGACATGTGAATATTGCAGATTATAAAGTAAATTCATATATCCAGGAAATATCAGATAAAACTTCTGCCAGTATGGGTAAGTATTTAGGAGAAACCATGAGCATGATGGAAGTTATAGAGAATAATTAAAAGGAAAAAATATGTCTATAAATTTTAATTTTGAAGAATTTTGGGAATTGATAAAATATCTGCGGAAACAAACTACAAAGCCAGCGGAAAAAATACCAGCAGAATTGCCAGAATTTTTAAATTCAAAATTAGAATCTGTTTTATTGAAATCAAAATCAGAAACAGACGCTTATTTTGAAGAAGTGGTTGATCAGAAAGTATTCTTTTCAGAAGATTATCTCAATTTTAGAGATCTAATTAAGGATTGGTATACAACATTTAATTTTTATATGAATGTTCATAAAAATATTTCTGATGCTGATTATAATAATAAAGAATTATTATTAAAATCATTCGGATATCCTTATCCAGAATATCATAATGAAAATACACAGAAAAGTTTGTTATTTAATTATGTTGATCTTTTAAAAACTAAAGGAACTCCTAATAGTGTTGAAGATATATTATCATATACCCAAATTCAAAACTTTTATTTATTAGAATATTGGCTTACTAAACAAGGAGACGATTTACTCTTTACTCCAGAGGTAGTTACCAGAAATTCCCAGGGGGAGTTTATTGATGTTTCTGATATGACTATTTCATATGATAATAATGATAAACTCGATTCTCATTGGTTCTATACACCTGAAAATATTAAAACTCTACATGCAAATAATGAAATCAATCTTCCATCACTAACACCGTATTATGGTTTATCATTTTTCATTGACTGGAATAAAGCTCAAAAAATGATAGTTATAAAAATGAATAAGTTGATAAGAGATCAACATAAATATTACAAAGAAAATAAAAGTATTGAAACATCTTCTAAAAAAATATATATAAATTTAACAGATGATATTGTTTCTATTTTGGAGTTGATAACAGCTATAAATTATTTATATAATAAAATATATGAAACAACAGTTCACGCTTTTAATTATGTGAATCATTATGAGTATGCAAAAAGAACCAGCGGCATATATGAAGATCTTCCTGAAGATGCTGAACTTATAGATGAGTTTAATAATACTTTCATTAGACCTAAAAATGAATTTGATGAAGAAGGAGACCTCGTAAAATCGAGTAGAGAGATAAGAGAAGAATTATTAAATAAAATTGATATTGATTATACAAGAGAGAAAAATTATATTGAATTTGATAACATAAAAGATCAAGAATTATTATTAATGAAAATTAATTATCAATTATATAAAGCAATCAATTATCAGATAGATCAAGGTAGTGCTGAAGATACTTTAATAGGTTTATTAGAAAACTTAGATTTCTATTGTCAGAATTGGAATTTTGGTCCATCTAATTTTAAATATATGCTATATGATCCATCAACAACAAAAGAAAAAGAAAAGATTTTAAATCTTATAAATTATTTCAAACCATATCATGTTAGATTATTAAATTATGATGTTCATTATGTAATAAAGGATCTCCCAGGTGATTGTCAAACATATCAAGATAAATTAAATATGAAAGATCAACAAGAGTTTGTTGATTGGTGCTATTGGCATCCATATAGAGATTCAATTGATGGTAGATTTGCTTTGCCAGAAGATGAGTTACCACCAGACATGCCATGGAAACATTATTGGTTAGATAAGATGGATCACTTGATAATAGATAAAAAAATAGATCGTCTTGGTTTTAATAAAAAAGATATAACTGATGTTAATGTTTATGATGCTTTTAATATTAAAGTATTTGATAAAATTTATGATAGATTTGATATTAGAAATATTAAAGTTGATAAGATTGATACTTTGGAATTTGTTGATTGGTTATATTGGAATCCATATCAAGATACATTAAATGGTAGGTATGCATATAATGTTAATTATCTTGGAGATGTTCAATCATATTCAAATCTACCATCATCTCCTAATATAGCAGATTCATATCAGGTATTGGATGAAGAAAAAGTTTATATATGGACAGGTTCAATATGGAAAACAGAAAGGACAGATTCTCAATATTATAAAGATGAACTAATAGTTACTCAAGATCCCGAGTATCCATTTGAGGATTGGGATTTGGTCACATATCCTGTGAATATTTTAAACTATATTCCACAGCCACCAGCAGAGTTACCATAATTAAATTTTTTAGAACAAATTAAAATAACATTTTATTTAAAAACAGGAGGAAATTAAGTGAATAAAATTGAAAAACTTCGCCCAGTTGCCATAATAGATAATGAGGCTAGAAATATTAAAGATAATTTTAAAGAAAATGATAATAGTCTTCTTTGCAATAAATATGGAATACCTCGCGGTGGGATAGTTACCATAATGGAAAAGGATATAAAAGGAAATATAGTATCAGAAACTAAAGGTAACTTAATAGTTTATGAGGGAAGAGAAAATCTCATACAAATGGCTTTTGATAAGAATAGAGATTCTGCTGATCCTATAAGTAGAAAAGATCTTTTTATTTATTGGTTTAGTGTCGGTACTGGTGGATCTAAATCTGATGATGTTCTAAGTCCGGAACACCCAAATGCAGAAGATACATCATTATCTCCCAATGGTGGTGGTGAAGAAATAGTTATAGACGCCGGAAACGCTGCTTATGCTAATAGTGGGAAGAAAGTTCCAATTGAATTAATATCAACAGGGTCCCACCCAGGTAATACTTTAACATTTGAACAAGACATGGAACAAATCACAGCAACACCCCCATACTTGATCGCTAAAATAAATGTTACTTTAGATTATGGTGAAGCTAATGGTAATGATATTAGTGAAGCTGGTCTTTGGTTGACTAATACTAGAGATTCATCCGATCCAAATGCAGTATTTAAATTGTGGGCGAGATGCACTTTCAGTACAAGAAGAAAAATAGATTCTGGGTCAGGCTCAACTCAACTTTCATTCCTTTGGTATATATATTTCTAAAATTAATTAGAACAAATTATAAATGTAAATTAAAAAGGAGCCTTTATGATTTGTTTAATATGCAAAAAAGAATTAAAAACACTCCGAGGTTTGGCTACTCATTTGAAAATTCATAATTATACTTCAAAACAATATTATGATACTTTTTTTAGAAAGGGAACCTCGGAGTGTTTTTGCGCATATTGTTCCGGTCCAACTAAATTTTTAGGTATTAGAAATGGTTATCAATTATTTTGCAGTTTGAAATGTAAAAATTTATGCATGCAAGATGAAAATAATGAAATAAAAAAAATGATAGATAATAAAAGAAAGCAAACTAATTTGAAAAGGCATGGAGTAGAGAATGTTTTTCAGTCTAATAAAATAAAAGAAAAGATAAAAAAAACTAATTTAGAAAAGTATGGAGTTGAGTACACTTCTCAATCAAAAGAAATAAAAGAAAAAATGA